GTTCAGGCAAAAAAAGCGCTGCGCACACGCATAAATCAGCTTATTCGTAATTGGGTTGCGTACCGGGATAATTTCGAAGACCGTACCGGTGAAGTACAGGTCTTTCCCACGGTTGACCCGGATTTGGAGGATTCCCTTAAAGAGGCGTATGTGGCAGCTCGTGACGCGCGCATTGAGGCAGAGAGCGCTGTAGAGGACGCAGAAGAAGCGCTGGAAGATGCGAAGACGGAACTCGACCACGTGCTAACCCTGTTGTCCGTGTACGACAATGAACTCATTTTCTGTGGGAACCTCACAACGACGTTCGCGAATTACGTGAGCCAGATAGACACTGAAGGTTCTGCTGCCACCAATTACAGGACCGGAACACTGGAGCCTCTGATTACCGCGTTCTGCACGGCGGCGCAGGCGTCGCATACAACTACTTCGAATCAAGTCGCAACCCAAAGAAAAGCTGTGGAGGATGCGACTACCGCCAAGGCTGAAGCGGAGTCAGCCCTGGCGGCAGCGCAGGCAGCGGAGGACGCTGCTCTTGCGGCGGTTCGAGATGCGTGTCCGGAGTTTGACCCCACAACCGTGTAAGGCTACCAGTAGTGATAGCGCCGCTCATTATGTGGCGTTTTCGCTAAACACTTAAAGCGGCCTTTTTCGTGATATATTCGAGAGAGCGCTTGCACTTCGGTGTGCCGGTATACGTGTCGTCCGGAACCGTTAACGTAATTCAAGTCAAAGTATAGTTCACGGTAGGTGTGTGGGAAGATGTAGAAGGGTAGGTATGTTGCTCCCCCGAATGCCCAGGAATTATACCGGGGCGACTCCTGGATTGCGGCGGTTTCTACCAACAGCGCCTGCGCTCTTTTCGTGATATTTCCGGGCTTTACCTGGTGGTAGTGTGGGTCTCCGTACTCGTCCATAAACGTTTTCGCGTATTGGAAGGAGTCGAAGGGTGTGAACTTCCATGGCTTTGTTTTTCTCCGTAATCCGAATTGGAGCTCCCGGGTTCCGTCCGTAAGCATCCCAAATGTCGCAGCGTATTTGCAGCGATTGTAGCGCTTTTCAAGTGGGCCACTACGGTTTAACAGGTAGGCTATCTGATTCTTTGTATAGGGAATAGTCGCCGTCTCAAGTATCTCATCGTACGCGGCTTCTTCCGTTTTGGGGTACGCACCGGAGCACCTACGAATGCGCCACGCACCATCGTATGTATAGTTTCCGTGACACCATTCCTGCATGAAGCATTCCGGGCACGCACTCTTTTTGAATCGGTTGAACCGTGCGCGTTCCTTAAGCCCGGCTGCAACGATGTCGGACTTTTGTTCTATCACATCGAAGTCATGGTCGTACTCGTCCCGGTAGTACTTCGCGAAGTGCTTCGTTCCCGTGAGTTTGGGACTCACGTAGGTAAACCCCGCTATCTTGTCCTGTTTACTGCGTAATCGCGTCTTGAGTCTTTCCGGAGTAAACGGCACGAAGTCCTGCTCCTGTTGTTTGGAAACGATGCGTTTCAGGACACAATCACGAGGATTGTCATCGCTCTTATCCACGCAGTCACAGCAACCGACAACGGTTTTATGGGGGCGCGTGCACTGGTAGTAGAGCTTGTAGATATCGAGGTTCTGGCGACGTAGCTCCCCGTTGTTATCTTTCTGAAACAGAATCACCGTCTCATCTTCGTTGGAATGTCCGAGTAGAGGAATTGCGTGTTCTTCTACGTCGTGTGTCGCCAGAAGGACGGGATACTCGTAGTGGTCGTCCATGCGCGCCAGCATCACTTCCGTGTCCCCCATCAGCTCCTTGAACAAAGGGTCCATAACAATCGCGTCCATCGTTTCGTAGCTCAGTATCGTTTCGTCTCTGTTGCGGGACACGAATAGCAGGTGGGGAGCCCCGTCGCCGTCGTCTTCCGATGATGCGAAGGTGAACACTCGGTCCAATATTTTCTGCACCATATCAGCCTCCTTCCTGCGCTTCGTGTTTTGCCAGCGCCTGGTCGAACTCATTAAGAAGTTTTCGTCCCTTGGTCTTGTTTATCTGGTTCACCCAGTTGATGTTGCCCCGCAACCAGGGAATCATGGCGTCGGCGCTAATCTGCCCGGCTTTTTCGTACTCGTGCTCAAACCCGTTAACTACGCAGTTATGGACGATAGCGCGTAAACGCAGGTACTCGTCTTTTTGGTAGTTTGCGTCGCGGTTGAAAACCACGCCAAGTAGCTTTCGGCGATGGTAGTCCTGGCTTATTTTGGTCTTGGAACCGTTAACCGCGTATCCGGATTTTCCGATGATGTCTGCGATATCGTCTACGATTTTACGGTGCTTTTCCTTCGAGAATGATTTACCACAAGTGAAGGATAAGTCGTCGCTGTACCGCGTGTACCTCCAGGCCCATTCACCGCTGACTTTATCCTCTTTGTTCCGTTGTTTCACGTACCGGAGGATGTGTTTGTCGAGCCGTGCGTTTGCGACGAGATTACAGATTGCACCGGAGGTCGGGGCCCCTTGCGGTACGCCGGCCAGGAATTTCCTTGCGGGATAGCCGTAGCGGTCCTTCGCGCCTTTCTTGTATTTGGGGTTCGGAATATCTGCAACAACCATCAGACTCGCCATGTAACCGGCCACCTGATGGCTGTATCCTACGCTCTGTAGGTACTCACGAATCCAGGCGCGGGATGTGTGCGGGAAGAAGTCACGGAGGTCCATGTGGATGTAAACACCCCTTTTGGGGCAATCATGGGGTGCCGGCGTAATGGCTTTGTCTATGTTGTCGCACACGTCGCATTTTCTGATGTGCTGGTGCACTGCGTCAATGGTGCTGATGTTCTTTCGGTAGGCGGTAACGTGAGGTCCTAGTTCGTCTTGCAGGGGTGCTAGAAATTTCACATGGAGCCGTTCCAGCAGTGCGCGCATCGTGTCTGAGGGGTCGTGGATTATACGGTATTGACCGCGCTTCCTCTTGGGGATGCGGAAGACTTTGTACTGCGCTTTCGTGTCGTGCAGGATGTACCACAGAATCTTATTTCGAAATCCCAAGTGGAACGCGAGGGAGAAGTCATCGATAGCGTACGGTAACGACTCCGGGATATCCGGGAGGTCGATGATATCGATGGTTGTTGTTTCATAACCGATGGACATTACTCACCTCCTAACTCTTCTCGGGACTCATTGTTGGTGCGTTTGAAGTAACGGTCTTCCGCGAGCCGGATGGTGTGGTTCTGCTGACATTTGTAGGTGCCAGGAGTACATTCATTGGCGTAGAACGAAGGGGTGTTTTTGCAGATGGCACAGGCGACTGGAATAGTTCTTTCGGGCGTATGGAACGTGATTCGCGGCATGCGAACATGGGAGTTTTGCTGGTGCGGGTTTATTGCTTGTGTGAAGAAGTACTGAACGGTCGAGACCGTATGTTGGAGACCCTCTTCTGTCTCGCTTGTTCCGTTTTTCAAATACTTCACGGACTTCACATGTGTCGGAGCCACCAAGGTCCAGTTTTTCGGAGTGGGTACCAACTTCTTGAAGTTGTCCTCAGGTTTACCTGTATGGCCCTCCAGGGCTACGTCGTCTCGGTACCGCTTGACGGACCTAATTGTCGCAACATCCATGCGGTTCAAGGCGGCCAATAGCCGCTTATCCAGGGGCATGGAGAAGTAGTACCGGAAAGACCGGGTGAATTTTGGAAGGAGGTAGTTCTTTACGAGGTAGACGCGGTCGTATGGGAAGACGTGGTACGGATTGGTGATGGCGTTTTTACCATAGTAGGTCAATACCCGCTGCGCGACTTTAACGCAGATAATGTGCTGTCGTTTAGCCATGTCGTTCCTCCTAATCTTTTATCCGCAGAACCCGAGGTTGCATCAGGTCGTGCTCTTGCCCGGAGGGGGTCAATACCCATATCAGCGGGCACGGGGGTAGGTAATCCGGGATGGGCCCACTAGGGCTCTCCACGGGTGCGTAGCCATCGGTAAACATCACAACGAGGTCCGGAGGCTCCATGAGCCGCTGATTTGCGCGCTCGGAGCTCTCTTCCCAATCCGCATCGGTGTCTTCTCCTACAACGTATTTCAGCGGGGGGATAAAGGATGTTCCGCCGTAGCCGTAGCGGTGTGTTGCGAATTCGCGCAGACTCACGGTGTCGCCGTCCTCAAGTACCTTCTCATGCTGGATGCCCGCATCGAACATGAGTAGCCACGCGGTCACGTCATCTTCTTCCCGGAGCAGTCCCTGCATCTCGGCCATGAAATCCTGGAACTCGCTGTCACTGACACTCCCGGACGTATCTGCCGCAAGCACCATACGGAACGCGAAGTTGTGCTGGTATCCTGGGTACGGAGCGATTCCGTCTTTCATGAGATGGAAGTAGCAGGGGTTGGGCTGAGACGTACTCTCGTCCAGTTTGGATGAGATTTCAGACTTGATGAGCCCCATCAGGACAGTTTGCCAGGGAATGGTGTGCTCTTGCAGGAGCTCCTCGATGATATTCCCCAGCGCGCCTGGGATGGTCCCACGGTTCTTCTGTGTCTGTTCCACAGCCGTTTTTACGATTTTACGGGCTTCTTTATTGGCACGGCTGATGGCGCGCTCAACTTCAGCGTCGTTCATGTCATCGAAGTCTTTTTCCCAATCGACGTGTTTGTTGGCTTTGCTGCGTAGGTCGAGTACCCAGTCGGGAAGGTCGGAGTTTTCTCCTCCGCCATCACCATCACCACTTCCGGATTGCGGTTGTTTGTCGTCGTTCTCTCCTTCCCCTCCTCCGGCACTGTCACCGTCGGTAAGAACGGCTATCTTCTGGGGCTCAGGTTCGGCGTCGGGGTCCCAACCCTCATCCCGAAGGTCTTTCAGGAGGAGGGCCAGATAGGTCTCGAATGACTTCCCTGGGGGGTACTGACGCTCTTCCGGCCACACGAGGCGTTTCTCGTGTGCAGCGAATGCGGCTGAGGATGAAATCAGCGGACGAATCGCCACGTCGTTTACCGCCATGTCTCCTGCGATGTAGATGAGGTCCTTTATCCGGGCGTACTTGCGGTCGTCATTCATGTCGAGCTTCAGCTTCAACTGACGCTCCAGGTGCTGGAGAATCAGATGTCCGGCTTCGTGGAAGATGCCGATAAGCTGAAATGCTTTGTCTTGTTTGGCGAACCATTCCGGGTCCCAGACAAAGTGGTAACGGCCCCTACGGTCCAGGGTTACCGCAAGGGTACCCAGGCCAGGTTTTGCTTGGCGCCCACATCCGTTAAGTGTGCGTCCGTACAGGTTATTTCCACCACGGGGATTACACGCCCATTGAAGACACGCGGCTAACGCGTCCGTGGGAGATGTATCAGGAGTGGCTTCAACAGAATTCTCTTTCATTCTTCTCCTCCTCTCTCTATACTTATAGAAACGTTGGGTACGAGGTGTTTTTATGAAAAATATTACAGACCAAACGAGTGACTCCGGGTTCGCAACGCTCCGCGTTGTAGTGGAACGTTTTCCGGAATTGAAGACCATGGCCAAGACTGCGAATCTCGATGACTCCGAATTCTCGGAGTTGCCCGATGAGTCGTTTGCGTGGCCTGGTATTCGCCGATTTCCTATCCATAATGCTCAGCATGCTGCGCTTTCATATGGGTACAGTAAGCTCGCCGCGATGTTGCCGTCTGACGTTCAGCAGATGCTCGAAAAGGCAGCGGACCTGTACCAGATTGACCGCACCGTTTTTGAGCAGTCCATGGAGATTACGAAAACAGCGTCGGACGGTCAGTACCTTTTACCAGAAAAAAAGCGGTTTCGTGTAGACTCCCCGAGTGCTGTAGCCGATGTGGAGCGTGTATATCACGAAAAGTACGCGGAGCTCACGGTCGCGGACCGCGCAGAAGCAGGTTACCGCTTGGTGAAAATCGCCGAGCAGCATAGCGTTCCATTGAAGCCTGAGACCAAGAAGCTGGCCGGGTTTACCATTACCAGTACGCGGATTCTCCGTGACTGGATTGGTGCCCGCCACGCGGCGGCCACTAAACTGGGGTCGTCATTGGCGAATGTCTTTGACAAAATTGACAACGAGTTCAAGAGCTCGGACGCATACATTGCTGACCGTGCGTACCAGATAAAGCTGGCACAGGCCATCAGTGACCTAGACAAGAAAGCCGGTCTCACGCAGTTTTACGGGAAGCAGTTGCCGGACCCGATTCAGACCGTCTTCAATACGACCGAGGACCCGCAGGACTACATCAAGTTCGGGTCTGCGCTACAGAACAAGGCGCTCTTGGCGCAGCTCCCCCTCTCCTTTTGGGAAGACACCTTAGGCCCGGACATTGCCAAAGAGGTGGCTCCGGAGGGTCAGGTGGATATCACGGCGCTGGAGCAGGTTCTTGCTACGCTGCCGGCAGACCTCAAGTCAGCCCTGGAAACGCAACTGGCCGCGTACAGTCAGTAAATGCTTCAGAGCTTGGCCAGATTTGCGGACGTTGTGCCGCAACTACAGAATTACAGTGTAAAAACCGCGTCACGGGAGCAGGTAGCCCGGGGATTTCTATTGGAATCCGATGGACGTAGTGCAACGGTTCTGTTGATGGCGTCTCGTAATCTCTACGGCATAGAGCTTCTGTATTGGGAGCCTGAGACTATCTGGCTCACCCTGGAGAAAGACGGCATAGACCTCCCTGTGGAGGCGCGAGACAAGCTGCAGGGCGCCATAACGCTTATCAGGAACCCGGCCTTCTACTGGGACAATCTGGTCTTTCAGCGTACGGTACAGTCCTTCAATGGGGAGCTGTATGACCCTGAGGCGCTCCAGGAGTGCCATCCTGCACACATGTCCTGGGCGACGTACGAGGCGTCCCTGATTCGAGGTATGGACCCCGAGGAGCAGGAGGTTCCGGAGTTCGACGAGGACGTACAGCAATATGTCGCCGTGTGCTTGAAACGTGCGGGGTATATCTATCCGCCTCCGTACATCACATTCGCAGCGGAGAACCTCCTGAAAATGCTCCCGGAAGACAAGCACGTATTTGCCGCTACCGTGAAAAAAGCGTGGGAGCACCTCGACAAGGAGGCCCTCCAGGAACGCTCGTTCCCGGAGGACCCCCAGAATGTCCAGCTAGCCAAGCTAGCTTCCTGTTACGATTACACCACAGGACAGGCGGAGAGCATGGCCAATGACGTGCTCTCCTTGGAGAAGGGCGTCAATCCCCTTTCTTGAGACTCTCGTCGATTGACCGATAATCCTTGTCAATCCGCGTCTGCAGATTAATCCATTTGTCATCTTCCTGAAGCTCATCCAGGAAGTCGTACATGTATTTCTCGGCCTGGTTCTCCTGGGCGATTTTCTTCATACCGAAGAGCATGTTGGATGACAGCTCCAGGGGCAACGCGTCGCAGAACAGGATGAAGTTCTGTGACGTTTTATCGATGTCCGGGGTGGTCGCGAACAACAGTTTCATGACGTTCAGGCTGAGGTCCATCAGCTGCTCGTGCATGGAGTTTTTCACCATGTTCTTGATGGCACGCTTCACCTTCTTGAAGTTCGTCAGAACATCATCCGCGCTGAGGGTGACGGAGCTGTCCTTCAGGTGCGCGATGACTTCCGCTGCCATGGCCATGCCGATGGTGGACCCGATACGATTCAAAGCGAACTCACCGTGGATGGGGATTTCGTGGGCTTCCATGTTGTAAACGTCCTCGGAAACGGTTTCGATGGACGCCGGACAACAGAAGAGCTTCCCTTCGTCCTTCGCTTTTACATCGTAGATGTTCTTCGGTTTGGCGCGGTAATAGGACAGCACGGCGGGATGACAGGGTTTGTCCTTTGCGACGCCTCGGGAGTTGGCGTGAAAGGCCTCGGTTTCCGCGTGCTTCAGCCAGCCCTTGAAGTCGGGACTGATGAAGAACCACTTCATCCTACGCCGGAAAGCGACTTCGTTTTCGAGTTCCGTAACGGAGTACTGGCCGGTGGAGGGATTCATGGTTGCGGCGACGATGCAGCCTTCCGGGAGCGTGTAGTTGAATATCTTCTGGTCTTCCATGAGCGTGAAGAACATGTTGACCACGTACTTTGCTCCGCGATTGATTTCATCGAAAAGGATGATGCGCTTGGTTCCGTTGGACGGAAAGATGGACGGCAGGGCGATATCGAAGAACTCCTTCTCGGTCGGCACGGGAATGCCGGCGCCCATGAGTCCGTAGTGGGCGGTGTGGATGGCGGTGAGACCCATTCCGGTCTCTTTTGCGATTGAGCTCCAAATCTGCGTCTTTCCGATGCCGCTTTCTCCGACGAAAAGCGGACAGCCTCTCGTCTGGCCACTTTTGATTTGCAGGATGACCTGCTCCTTGGCTTCGGATAAACTCACGTGCGCCATGTCGTAGCGGTCCACGTAGTTGAGTTTGCCTTCTTCGGCTTTGTTGGATGACATTGCTTCTCCTCCTTTTTCCTTTTATAGTGGGTGTATGGCTAAGATATCTGCAACTTTGAGTGTAGTCGCAGAAGCGTGGCTTCGTTTAGATGGCAAAAAGTTCTCCCTGAAGGACTGGCCCATGCATCGTGATATTTACGATTGCCAGTTCCAACGCACACTATTAAAAACAGGCCGCCAAGTCGCTAAGAGCACGACCTGTAGTAATTTCTCCATTATCGAATGCAGTGTGATACCGCACTTTTCAACAATGTTCGTAAGTCCAACTAAGGAGCAAACCGTACGGTTTTCAAATACTCGCGTCAACAAGACGATGCGCTATTCCCCGGTTATCAACAAGCGTTTTTTGGACCCGGACTTGTCAGACCGTGTGTTTCACAAGCAGTTCACCAACGGCTCGGAAATGCTATTCACGTACGGTAGCGATGCAGCGGACCGTTTGCGGGGTCCCTCTACGGACCGCAATATGTACGATGAAGTACAAGACATGTTGTTCGACCCCATTATTACGGTCGGCAATGAGACTCTCGCCCAATCCGATTATCAATACGAAACATATGCTGGTACCCCAAAAACGATGGAAAATACCATCCAGTACCTTTGGGAAATCAGCACACAGACCGAGTGGGTGATGAAGTGCGGCGCTTGTGGTGTGCACCAGTATGTGGACAGTGAAAAGTCTATCGGCAAAGACGGCCCCGTCTGTGTGAAATGTGGCGCGTACCTTAATCCTTTCACAGGACAATGGATTGATATTAATCCGCCGGCAGACAAAGACGACGCCGATATGATGTTAAAGGGTTTTCATTTCAGCCAGGTTATCATGCCCTTCAACGTCCCTCTGGCTATGCAGTACACCAACAGTAATGAGATTATGGATATTGCGCGCAGACGTTGGCGGCGTATCGTTAGAAAGTATGAAGAGAGCCCTATCTCTGTTTTTCGTAATGAGGTTCTTGGCGTTTCTGATGCTATAGGAACGCGGATGATTTCGAAGGAGGAATTGGAATCGCTGTGTACATCGCGTGAAGGGCGCGAGGCCCCGGATGGGAATACCATGCAAGGTATCAGCATGACGGTGGCGGGAATAGACTGGTCGGGTGGCGGGACTACCGGCATTTCTCGAACCGTGTTGTGGATATGGGGATGGCACCGGGAAAGACAGAAACTTGTGTGCATGTTCTACAAAGTTTTTCCCGGGGTAAATCCGATACACATCATCGATAAGATTGGTCAGATATGCACCAATTACCGTGTGGAGATGGTGGTGGGAGATGCCGGTGAGGGGCATACGGCGAATAATCAGCTACGTACCGTTCTTGGACACCATCGGGTGCACCAAGTACAGTACGGCTCGCAAGTAGAGGCCTTGAAGTGGAATAAGAAAGACCGGTTTACCGCTGACCGCACAACCCTCATCGACAACTACTTCATGTTTTTGAAAAATAAAGGTGTAGAGTTCTTGAACGCGGAAGAGTCGAAGATAGCCATCGACGACATGCTTAACGAGTACGAAGAGATAACCACTACGGGTAAAAAAGTGTGGAGGCACTCACCCCAGAAACCGGATGACTGCCTCCACGCAGGTCTGTTCGGTTGGATTGCCTTCAAGATAACCCAGAACGACCTGAAATTTTACCAGTAATCTCTGTTGCTAAACGTGGCGTATTTCCGCGCCATGTGGCGGAAAGACGGCCTTAATGCGCCGCAGGATTGCGTCGCATGCTGTTGTTCGAATTCTTTCAGGGACGTAACGTCCCCTGCACCCAACAGAAGAGAAGCGCCAACAGAAATTTTTCGTACTGCTTTCTTTCCGTTGATATCTGAGGCCCGACGGGCACAAACAGGCGTTTGAGCCCCCGGGCCGAAAGATATCACCGGATGACGTACTGCTATCTTCGTATTGTCTGCACGGGCCGCGCTCTGGAAGCGAAGTCTCCAGGCGCAGCCCTGCATGACCATAACGAGCCGTACTGCTTGATTCACGGTGACTTGTCCATGTTGGCGAACAGCGACGGTGTGAAACACCAGCGCTTTTGGCGACATGGGCTTGTCTCCTGAGTCTATAGCGCACACTGCATTACGCACGGGAAAGTTGCTTTCCCTATCCTCACAGTTAAAGGATGCCAGTACAGCTTCTTTTACCTGCTTATCCGCCTAAATTTGCTAAGTCCTGACGGATGTCCATGTCTATGTAATCATCACCTTCTTCGATGATGCGGGGGTGGTCTTTGAGGTAATCGTCAACATCCTGGAGTTCCCCGTATGACGGCCCCACCTCTACGTCCCATTTAAACGGGACAGGAAGCCATGGGTACTTCTCCGCAACGCGCCGTACGCCATACTCTTCCATGAAGTCGGAAAGTTGCCCCGCATATTTCTTCGGGGTCTCAAAGACGACGGAGTCATGAACGGTGATGAGCAACCGCGATTCCAGGTCACGTAGCGGGCCATCGATGTCGGTGAGGACACCAAGCACAATGTCCGACGATGTACTTTGGATTTTGAAATTAACGGATTGACGCTCGGCTTTCGCTTTCAGGTACTGCGTCATGTTCTTTATCATGAATCGGCGGCGTCTGCCGAGGAAGGTTTCAACAACACCCAGGAGATGTATTTGGTCTTTGGTGGTGCGCATGTATCTAGGAATCGTCGGGAACATACGGAACAGTACGTCGATGATAGCCTGTGCCTGCTCCAGAGGGATTCCAGCGGTCTCTGCTATCTTCCGTTTACCTGCGCCATACAGAATACCAAAGACCACGCGCTTGATGTTGGTCCGCAGCTTGTCCAGTTGGCGGTAATACGGGCCATCCGTTTTCTTGAATGTGTAGCGATTCTGGAAATCGCTGTAGTTCCACGCGTGGTTCTCGTCAATTCCTATGAGCGACAGCGTATTCTTCTGTTCCGATTGGGGGACGCCGGAGAGCACCACGGACGGGTCATAAACCTTCGAGGCAAAGAAGCTGTGCGGGTCCAGGCCCTCGTTCAATGCCTGTATCAGGTTTTTGTCCCTACTGTAGGCCGCGTACACACGCACCTCAGCGGCTTTGGCATCCGCGTTTACGATAATTTGATTCTCCGGGTCTGTTGGGATGAATATCTTTTTGATGTTGTGTTCGCCGATGAATTTGGGGATGTTCTGCATATTCTCATTGGATGACGATAGCCGGCCAGTTGCGGTACCTACGACGTGAAACGACGTATGCATTCGGCCATCTTCCTTACTGAGCGCCTGTATATTGTTGATAAACGTAGACTGCGCCTTAACCAACGCGCGGTATTTCAAGAGTACTTTAGAGAACGCACACTCGTGTTGCTGGACAAGGTACCGCAAGAAATTCTTGTTAGTAGAGATTTGCCCCGTTGGTGTTTTGGCGATGCTGTCGCTGTCCAATAAGTGTGTGTATGTAATAACGCGTCGCGAGTCGTCCGGGTGGTGGTAACCACTGCCAAATAACACGCGTCGAAGATGTGGTGAGCTGTTCGGATTGAAGTCCTCGCCTTCAAAAAGCCCCTGCGGCGTCATGAGGTATAACTCATTACGTAATATCATGATGGATTTAGTCATCGCCGTGTTGAGCTCTTCAGCGTATTCACGGTCGACACGCATCCCTCGTAGCTCCATGTTGGCTAGTGCCTTTGTCGCAGGTATAACCAGGTTCCACAACAGGTTCGTGGTGGGGTTAGGTACGCCAATTCCGGGCTTCGCTGCGTTTTGGAAATCCTCGTGACGATTTCTCCGCAACGTTTTTCTGGCGTAGTTCAGGGTGTTGTTTTCGTCTCGTATCCTAACCCACTGCTGGTCAAACAACTGCCGCGTGACATCGGCGTCGATAGCGGCGTATTCGTTCAACACCTTTAGTGGGATGCTGATATACCCATCGTCCTCCGCCAGCTTCTTCTCAGCACCCTTCAGCGCTTCCTTGGGTTTTGTTTTTTCCGTTTCTTCTTTATCGTCTTTCGGCACCTCCTTATCTATGCGTGCTTTTATCTCCTGTAGCTGGTCCTCGTATCCCGCGTATTGCGGGAGCATCATTTTGGTCATAGCTTTCAGGCTATAGAAGCCGCGCTTGTCCTCGGCCAGTAAATGCTCGACTAGCATCGTATCCCAGCCGTAATTGTTTACAGACCAGCCTTTCTGTTTCAGTACTTTGATATCGAATTGTCCATTGTGAAATACCTTTGGCTTGCGACACTTCAACAGCGGTGCAATACACGGATACACCTCGTCCAACGTCCAGGGAGATTCCGGGTGTTCAACCGGAATCGCAGCGGCCTTCCCTGGAGCCCACGCAACAACCAGGTTCAGTAGCTTCAGTTTTTCACGGTGAGGGTTGACGGTGTTCGTCTCTGTGTCCAATGCGATAGGGTGTTTGTGCGCAGGAGCACCGTCGAATGAGAAGTCGACAACCATCTCTACCAGTTCACGAACTTCTTTCAGTGTTTTCGGAAAGACGTATTGTTTGATGAGTGTTTCAAAAGGCACCTCCGTTTGTACCGGGATGTTTTTATCCAGCCCGTAAACGGTAGAGAGGAATTGGTCGACATGCCGTTGCATTACTTCAACGAATCCGGATTTGGTTAAGAGTTGACGCTTCGACATTGACGGGAATGCAACCACCCGCCGACCGTCTATCGTGGTTTCCAGGAACTTGCCTTGGACGTTAGCGTATTTTCGGAACTTGAAACCCAGCGCTTTAAGCGCGAGAGGCCCCGCCGCGAAAACCATTATCGGCTTATCCTTGCGGGCGTAGGTTAACAGTTCTTTTTTGAGGAGTGGGTAGCAATAGTCCATCGTCTTCTTCGTGGGCTTTTTGTCCGCTTGTGAGTCCGTGTTCGTATTAACATCACAATGTATTGCGAACGTGTACCGCCCACGAACTTTAGCGTAGTTCTTTATGCGGCTCTTCGCGTCGAGAAACGCGTCCTTAATCATCTTCTCCGCGTCATAGGCCCACGTTTGATGACTGGTCACATTGCCGGAAGGCCCTCGTAGGTCCGGCCACTCAGCGACACAGAAATAGGCGACATTCTCGGTATCCCCGGTTCCTTCTGCGTAGTGCTTTTGTTTAAAAAGACGACATTTCTGGCACAGCGGTCCTTTCCACGCTGTGTTCTCCTGGCAGAGATTACATTGTAACGGTTTAGGCTTCTTCGGGGAAGTCGTAGTTGAGGTTGTTTCCTGGGGCATCGCTGACGTCCTCCTCTCTGGCCTCTTCTGCGTCTTCCATGGCGGCTTGCATAGACTCTTCAGCGGAGTCCAACCAGGCCTTCGCCCGCAGGACTACAACGTCCTGCAAGTGAATACCGGCGCCGAGGTGAGGCCCTACACGGCGTAAGATACCGGATTTCAGTACCTCTTGTGGGTTTAGTGCCGCTTTGTGGCGGTCCAGCGTTTCCTTCATTCGTATCGTAGATAGGCCGGGATACTTCATGTGGTACGGTAGCAGTTTAGGGACTGCCTGGTCGAGTAGGAACAGCAACAGTTGGCCCTGTTCGTCGTAGTACACACCGCAGGAGGCGGTATTAATTTCCGGTCTTCGTTCCGGCGAATTCAACAATTGTGCAACCGACACAGGAGGGAGGTCGCGTTGATGAATCGCAGCATGGCGCAGCATCGCGTTCAAGTACGTCTCCGATTCCGATATGGTACTGGCACGCGTTATCAGGGCTTCATTCGTTTGGACGTACTCCTTGAAAAAGCCCTTCCAGTCCAGCCCGATGTGGCGCATCACGGCCAGGGGGCTGAATAAGGACGACGCCATACGCCACTCTACATCAAAGGGGAGCTCTGCTTGCAGTTCCTGAAAGTTCCCGATGATGTCTTGTTCGAGTTGCGCTAATTCCAGCGCATGGGGATACATACCGAGGTTTACACCTTGACGGAGTTTACGCAGCTTGTCGATTCCTATCTCTTTATGGAGGACGTTCAAGGGACTCATCTTGCCTTCGATTTTGTGCATTTCGATGTGCAACATCCGGTTGAGGTCCTGCGGGCGTTCGGCACCTTGAATAGCCGAGAAGATGACAGGGCACTTTAATGGGGTCTCGTAGTATGACCCGTCAGGGCGCCCACGAGTTCTCGTTGTTGCGCCACCGATGAGCGACCGGAACATCTCGAAGATGCGGCGTGCGTTGTCGCGCTTTGTGGGGTCAGAGCTTTCGAACTCGTCAATACAGATAACCAGACTGGAGCTGTCAGCCATGCTCGCCACGGAGGCGGCCGTGAAATCTTCGGTACCGTGACCGGCGTAGAGAATCTGCATTTTCTTGTAGCTCACACCGGCGAACGTAGCTGCAAGATGTGACTTTCCTGAATGGGTGTCGCCTGTGATAAACATCAACAACGGCCGCTCAAACACGTCCATGATGGGGAGCACCATCATGAGAGAGGCCAATAGTTTTGACGTAACCTCGTGGTGCTTGAAATTGAATGCGGAGCTGTAGAGTGTGTAGAGGGTTTCGTACAAGTTGCGCAAGTCGGTGTTCTTATGGCGGTTCAGTACGTCCGTCGTCATACCTCTAGGGTACCAGGGGGTGCGAACCATACTCTTGAATCCGATGTCAAAGAGTACCCCCTCGTCCGACGGCCCCTCCAATTCCGTGTATGTCACATCTTTTTCAGTACGGTCTAATCGGATTACGTCCGGGCCACACACGATGTATTCGCGCTGCTCCAGATTGGGGGTGTTAATAACATGATAACCTTGTTTGTATTTGAAGGTTGTTAACGCGTCGGGAGAACCCTGGGCCATATTCTGCACCGCTTCCTTTAGGTAGAATTTTAGCTTCTTATCCACGGATTCCCGTACGAGCCCATCTTCTCCCGGCATTTGTAAAAACGTCGGGTAGCCCACCTTGTCGTTTACGAAATCGTACAGCGTACCTACAATAGGGGCGAGCTCTTGCGACAGGGACTGCGGGCTATCCAAGCGGATGTTATTGAATCGTTTGCGTACTTTGTCGTACAGAATGAGAATCCGTTGCCCCCGAACCAAATCGGTACTTACGGGGAATAGGATGCTCTTTAAGGCGTCTGTACAACGCAGAATGAATCCGTCTTCTGTATTTTCACGGGTTGAGATTTCACGTTTCAGGATATCGGAATTGATGTTGTACGCTGTGGCAATCTGTTCAGCGTAGTGTTCGCATTCGATTTTGTTATTCAGGTAAGTTCCGTGATTCGCGGCGGTTTCCATTAATGCACGGTAGTCGTGTTCATCAATAGCGGCCATCTCCCGGTCTGCGCGGGTATACGCCCACTGCGAAGGTGTGGTGAAGTTGTCGTCGAACTTGTTGTAGAGGACCTTGGTCACTGCTTTCTCGCCAAGCATGATAACTGCTTCGTCGATATCGTCGGTACTCTGTAGCTTATCCCAACCGTTGAAGATGCGGACATGGAGGTCCGTGACCTGCTTCATCCACTCCTCTACAACGCCTTCGCCTTTTGCGGCGAGGGAGTCTCCGACCATGAAGCCTCGACTGATTCCCGATGCCGAAAGTGCCGGCTCGATATAAGGGGCGCCACTTTTCCCACCTACGGAAACCACAGGATAGAGGGCCTTGCCGTGCTGCTGCATGAAACGTGACATCAGGGATAGCGCGTCTATCTCGCCTTCCAATAGGTAGATAAAGTCCACTTTGGACTTGGCGTCCTGGAATATTTTGTATTGTTCCCACCCCAAACCGAATAATCCAAGGGAGTCTTCGAAGGGGTCATCTATGAACAGGAATTCCTTGGACCGTGCGGCGCGCAGTTTTATGCGCCCTATCTCCCGAATATTAGCGTGTAGTGGAAATAGAATTCCGCCTATGAACGTGCTGCCTTTGATGTAGTCTTTGAGGTAATTGAAAACGGGCGTGGTTAAATCGACAGGTTCTGGCTTATCTTGTGGACCATTTTGCCATGCCGCCTTCTTTACATTGTAACGGTCGAATACCGCACCTTGAAGGCGAGCAAGCTCCGGCATCACACCTATTGGAAGAAGGTGTAATGTGTCTTTCGGTATTTTGCGGTCATTTACGAGCCAGTCCACACCTTTCACCGCGAACGCATTTTCGTTCTTTGTGGGGTCCGCGATACCGTCACACATCATTTGATGTGTCGTCTGATATATCTCCTCCTTTATTTTAGAATTCAGTCGTTGTTCTTCGAGTTCGGCAAGAGCTTTAGTGGGGAGAAAATTGATACCGTACTTGTCTTGAATCTGTTGGAGCGCTTCGGAATCCGGCAAGTCCAATATCCAGGAAAGGACTGTGAGCGGATTGGAAGTGTATGTGTCACATCCGTAGCATTTAACAAAACCCTTCTCTACGTTCAGGAAGAACGAAGGTACGGAGTCATCGTGCTCTGGATTGATGCATAGCCCCTTAAGTATCCCTTGGCCTGCGGGTACGAAATTGTGATTCCGCTTATGTGTGTTGAGGATATCGAGCCAGTTTTGGTATCCGAGTCTTTTCCATATTTTCCGTAGCTGTTGCCGCGTTACTTTATTCCTAGGTTTTTGTTTGGCCATTTCTGTCCCCTCTCGCAAAGGCCGGACAATGCTGCTGCTGGTAATCGCACCAATTACATAGTGGTCCCTGTTTTACCAGTGAAGACTTATGCGTTTCTTTTGTGCAGTCATTCAGGAAGCTCACAACTCTGTCTATTACGGGCTGGATGTCCCTCACATCCTGCAAGCTTCCTAAAACGATAGAGTCAGTCTTCAAAAAGTTCAGACCAACACGCACTCTTTCTAGGTTAGGTTCTTTCGCCTTCAATAACAAGGTGTAAATATCAAACTGGTCAGAGAAGAATTTTAAATCCCGCTCCTTCCCGGTTTTATGGTCGAGGATTAATGCGTCAGGGCGTTTCCTAAAAAGCATGTATACGTCGATAACGCCGCGCAATAAACCGGAGTTGTCAAAGAAAGTTTTGGGTTCCCCGTCAAATCCCACACTGAAACGCTGTTCCAACTTGGGGTCGTATGACGGATATTTCTTACGGTAAGCGTCAAATCGTTTAATGAATTTCTTCGCGGAAGGAATGAATCCTTCAATACGCTCTATTTCATTAGTCGTAAGTCGGTCGTCTTCCTTAATCGCTATTTCGAAACACGGACTGACCGGACGGCCGGTCATGGCGTACTCCAATGCTTTGTGAACGGCCTGTCCAACTAGGGCGTCCGCATTGGGATACGTTTTTGTCTTCTTTTTGTATTGTAAATGGAACTTGTAAGGACACTGCTTCGCGACAGATGCTTTGCTGTAGGACCAGGGAGCATACTCACGCACAAATGTTGTGGGTTTTATCTGAGACATAGTTCTCCTCGCTTCTGAAAAAAAACGGAGCAAGGGAATTATATCCCTTGCTCCCTGGTTTAGCTAAACGTTGTCGTCTTCTGGTGCTTCCGGCATGTCGCCGTAATCATCACCTTCACCCTGGAGAGGTTTTACGTCACCTCCCCCTTCTTCCTCCTCTTCAATCTCTTCTTCACCGTCGAGGACTTTGCGCGCCGAGTTGTAGGTATCCGCCATCTTGGGCAGAATGATGGACGCTTCCAGCAGCGTACACATTGCTTCACAGAACGGGTAGACCTCTTCCTGTACCAGGTTGTCGTCTCCCTCGGCGGGCTCGACTTGCATAACGTACCAGCGCCAGTTCTTGTCTTGCTTACTCGTACGGGAATCGCTGGTAATGCTGTACCACTTGGACCACAGCTCGATATCGCGCTTGGCCATGCGGAGGAGGCGGCGCCCTGCCGGCTCCGAGGTTTTCGAGAAGCGCACCAAGACCAACTCGGTGAGGTCTTTGGTCAACATAAACGCAACGACGTCATCGCTGCATTTCTGTTTCTCGCCGTCTCTCCAGGGGCGGTGCGGGCAGCTCTGGCAGGTTCCGTACGTGCTTCCCACCGACCGGTTCATGGACTGGCAGATGGGCATCCCACTGGCGTCCCCACTGTCGCGGTCGCCCCACATCGTGCGCCCTTCCCAGATGGCCAGAACAGCACCCACGAACTCCTGCCCGACGTTCTCTTTTGTGTTCAGGTAGAAGTGACCGGGCACCATGTTCTCCGGGCGATTGGGGTCGTTACCGCTTCCGTGGAACAGCCGCAGTTCCGGGAAGTCCGGACGGTTGTCGTCGGTGTAAACACCGCGCTTCTTTCCGGAAGTCTTTTTGATGATGTCGCTGACATTCCCTTGGATATCTTCGGGTAGCGCCTGAAGAATTTTTTGCAGTTCTACCGGGGACGGTAACGTCTGCGATACGCGTGTGAGGTCTTCCTTGTATTTGGTCAGGAAGAGCGGGTGGCTGTCTTCCAGAGGAGCCAACGGGCCCTCCAGCGCTTTGACGATAGCGGTCTCGTCAGAGGCAGGTTTCTCTTGGGTCTCTTTCTTTTTACTCATGCCGTCTCCTTAAAGGTTGTGGGTTTCGAGGTGTCGTTTATGTTAATGAAAAATGGTTGCAATGTCTATATATTTCGATACGATGTTTATTTAAAGAAAGGTTTAAATATGTTATCGGATTTCTTTACGGACAAAGTGTACGATTTGTACTACCAAGAAGTAGGAAAGCATCCAATACTATCACCGAAAGAAGAGCGGGAACTGTTAACACGGTACCACACGTGTCCTCTCTGTAATCTAAACCTTCCCTCCACCATACGTGCTACGAACTGTCCGCATTGCGGAGCGATTGCTCCGGATGATACGGCGAAACGTGTGCTCTCTTGTACCTCCTGTTCGCGTAAATTTGACACGTCCATTGTGCCAAAACGTTGCCCTGATTGCGGGTCTCCCAGAGACATGGACGCGCGGCAACGCGTTGTTGTGGCTAATCTTCGTTTTGTTGTTCGGCGTGCGAAGAGTATTACGACAAATCCGGAACACGTTAAGAAATTAATCTCTGCCGGCAATGTAGGATTGATGATAGCGGTAGACAAGTTCAAGTTGAAGCAGAACACGCGATTTCTCACCTACGCCGAATGGTGGATACGGAAAGAGATGCTCGATGAAATACGTGCGTCTAAGCTCGTTCATGTTCCTACTCACCGGCAGAAATCCCTTCGTAAGAATATAAAGGAAGGCAAGTACCTCTGTAAGCATTGCGGCATGCGTACGGACTACCCAGACGAAGAAGAGTCATTGCCTCCCTGTTCGGAATCCGTTCACGAATTCGAATTGCCTTTAAACAATTACGCCGCAGTTATGCACGATGCGCTCCCATTGGATAATCTGTCCATAGATTCGAACCAGGATGTGGAAGAAGATGTTATCGAGTTGGACACAGAAAATCTCCTTAGAAAAACGCTAAGGAGAATGCACCTAAGCGAGCGCGACTTATTCATCTTCATGGCTTATTTCGGTGTGCCGCAAAACGACCGTAAAACAGAACCTAAGAGTCTCCATCAACTGGCGGCACTCACTGGAATAACACCGGAGCGCGTGCGCCAAATTAAAGAGATGAAATTAAAATCTATACGGTCGGAACTGAAGAAGAACAATATAACGGAATTGTCTGAGGTGTGTCTGTAATCAGTCTTCCTCGGCTAAGCCGACACTGAGTTCCAGGCCCAGAAGAACCCCTCGATAGTACTCCCGCTTCGTTTTCAGAGACGTGCTCTCTACCACCTTGGCGTAGTGCTCCAGGTACTTGAGTGCCTTGTCTTTTGATACGGGCCTGGCGTTTTTAGTAATCACCGGGTCCGAGTAATCGAGCACCTTGACCTTCGGACCGGCCTTCTTTTTGGGCTTCGTCTTCTTGGACTTGTCGGTCGCCGCCTGCTTGTCCTTGTAGACGCCGATTTTCTCCCCGATGTCTTGTGCGGTCACATTGCCCTTGAGAACCAGGTCGACCATCTTGTCGTAGAACTTTTTGTCCTTGTCGTCTTCGCGGTCGAGCTTCGTGAAGTAGCGGAAAAGAGACACGTTAACCTTCCCCTTCTGAAGCGCCATCTGCAACCGCTGGTCCGCTTTGAGTACCGCAAGATGCTGGCTGACATAACCCGGCGTCTTGCCGCAGGACTTCGCAATCTCTTCGCTGGACATTCCGGCCTCTACCAGGAAGCCAAATCCCTCGGCGATTTCATAGGACGTGTTGTTCTTGCGGTTCAGGTTGGTCACCAGAGACAGCAGGAACGCCTCGATATCATCCTTGGCATTGACGATGGACACCAGTGCGTGACTTTGGCCTAGGTCCTGTAGGACCGCCAGACGACGACGCCCTTCCACCAACTCCACTTTCGTGGGCTTGTCCGTCATGCGGACCTGCAAGGGGACCAACTGACCCCGAGCGCGGATGGACGCGGTGAGCTCCGCGAGGTCATTCTTCTGCATCTCCTGGCGGTTCCACTTCTTGGGAAGCACGATGTTGGAGATTGCCCATTTGACAACCGGCACACCGGCGTCCTTGGCTTTAGGTGCCGCCGCTTTGGTCACGGGCTTCTTAGCCGGTGACTTCTTCGGTGGTACTTTTTTCGGCGCCGGCTTCTTGGCACTGCTCTTCTTCGGTGCCGTTGTCTTCTTTTTCTTCTTGTCTGCCATCTTTTTCACCTCTTCTTCTCTTCGGTTTTTTCACCTCGGTTTTTTGTGTCAATTCATTATACGTGTCTAGGAAAGTTGGTTTGGGAATACGATGTAGAGGAAGCTCTTCCGGAGGTGTTCCCTCCAAGATTTCCCCGATGGTGTGAAACAGCTCCGTAGCTAAGGGGATGAGACTTTCTTCTGCGTTGAAGACGATTATATAGAGCGCGCGTATCATGCGCACTTTCTGGCTATCGTCGTTGATAAACCGTAAGCGACTTATCTTTCTTCGAACGGCCTTGAACCGCACTTCTTGCATAGCAGTACTCCCGTCTCATCCGCTGGCCGTAAATCTGCGCCGCAATCAGGACATTTGTTATCCTTTTTCGGCTCCGCAGTTTTTTCCTGAGTCTCCTCTACACCGTACTTTTCCATCTTACTTTTTCCCGTTGTTTGGTTTCTTCTTCTGCGTCTGTGCCGGCGGGTCCTGCGGCGGGGGGTCTTTGGGCTTCTTTGGTGTGGCGGGCTTCTTGGGGTTCTGGAGGAAAATCTCCTTTACGAGGTAATCCACACGAGACTTGCAGCCCTTGTTCCGCTTCGCGTCCGGCGTGGAGCACATGTCAGACAGCTGCCTGATTTCGTATCCAGTGTCAGTCCGCTGCATCACGATGACTTCGGGGCCGCTTTCCTGATAGCCGACGGTCCCGACGACCTCTTTCACTCCAGCGGTGAAGTCTCCAAATTTACGGTCGGCGTCCAGCTGCGCCTCGTCCATCTCCGCAGCTCCTTCAAGCGTAACGGTTTTTTCCTCTGATTTCGAGCAACGCCCGCACTTCACTTGCACTTTCACATCCATGATGTCCTCCTTGCCTGTCAGTAGCTTTTGAGTTTTGCGCAGGTATTCGGCCCTGCTTTGCCGTCAACCTTTAAAAGGTCGCGTGGGTTTTTTCTGTTCCAGGTAATTTGAAAGTCCTTGATGGCCGCGCTCGTTTTAGGTCCGGGCAGGCCATCAATATCTACAGGAAAGCCGTGTTGTACGAGAAGTTCCTGTACGTCACGGGTTCGGAGTATGGTAGCTTCGTCGTCATCGTCATCATCGTCATGTGTGGGCGTGAGCTCACCGTACGACGGATTGTCCGACTCATCGTGCTCATCCCATCCTTCGACCTCATCCCAAATATCCCCCACGTCATCCAGGAAATCCTCGTACTGCTGTACAAAGTCCAGCTCGGGAATAGGGTCTGAGGCGAACGCGGCGGAATTACACTCCTCAAAAGGCCACAGAACACCCATGTCTGTCTTGCCTTCCCGCCAGTCAGTGTGCTGACTCATGCGGCACGGGTCGAGCAACTCAGGAAGTGCGGCGATAACGATACGTTTCAGCTTCACACTTTGGATAACCTGCTCTTGTGTGTACGGCTGCATGACGGACAAGCCTCGGAATTTCTTGTCGAGCAGAACCGGCGGCAACTCCAAAACGAGGGGGTGGGGAATGGGGCCGGCCCAGTAATGCCATCTGTCCGTCTTTTTGTTTTGATGAATCCCTCCAGCGTTTACGTGCTCGATGCTGATAGAGTCTTTGTTACGGCGCGGCTCATGCCATGCTCCATGCATCAAGGGTATGATGTAAAACGGTGCGTCATGGTAGCCCAGGACGAAGTGCGTAGATGCACCCGCCAAACCCATCTTACCGTTTTTCTTCTTCCTTTTTTGCGCGGAGAACCAGTTCAATGTACTCCACCGGCTGATGCCTGCCGTAAAGTGGTCGGTCCACCATAGGTGCTCTCGATTTTTCAATCTATTTTTGGAGAATTGTTTTGTGGGGTAGTTCTTGGCGAGTTTGGGGCTGTGGTCGCGGATTCGCCGGTGACTGTGGATAAACAAATCATCCAGGCAGGTCACAGCTTCTTCGTGTGACAGGAGTTCCTCATCGGCCTTCGCCCATAGTTGTTTAAACTCCTCGGATGCAGACTCCCCTAACTTCTCGACCATCTCCCAAAATTCTTTTTTGCTGAATTTAAAGAAGTCTGTGAGTTTCATTTGGGCCCCATACATCTGGTGTAGTAACCACACCATTTAGGGGAACAGTTCCAGGCTGTGGGGTCACAGCGGGGAAATATTCCTTGTTTTATTTGATAAACCACGGATTCCAGGTCCTCTATCAAACGCTTTTTTATGTAAACGTCTCTTAATGCTCTCCTTGGTTTGTAAAACGTTCCCTTTTTCTGGTCAAGCAAAATATCGACACGCACACGGTCAACATCTTCAACCATAGAGTACGCTGTGAGTTGCGGGTCTTCGTTAACGCGTTGGTCACTCCAATTCTTTCCTGTGAGCTTCAGGTCGGACACGACTTCAACCAGCGGTGGCGGCTCTTCCGGGTCATCGTCTACGGTGTAATCTCCGGGGACCTGGTCGATTAAGTCAATAACCCCGCGCATCGGAACCGTTCCGAACTTTTTCGCAAAAGTTTTCTCTGCAGCTACCGGTTTGATAAGGGGAACTGCCTGTCGGTAGTACTCGCGGAAATGAGCCAACGTCTCGTCTTTTACACGTCCCGCCTTTTTGTCCTCCCAATCTTCGACGTCCTCTTTGTCATTGTCGAATTTATCTGACACTTCCTGGAGTGCCGACTCTAAGGCCAGGGGGGTGCCATGCTCGATAGTGTGTTTGTGCACCACCTCCGCGCCCTTGTGTACAGCCTTACCTTTGGTCATGGCGATTCCCGGCGGGTTAATCACACCTAATACATAAGCGTAATCGAACTGTTTAGGGCACCTCCGCATCGTGTTAAATCCCGAGATAGACAGCACCCCCTTGGGGATGCCATCGTCGAAGAAGTTATCCGGGTACGTAAATGTGGGTCTATCGCTCTTCTTTTTAGTCACGGTACCTCCTTGCCGCCGTCATCTCTTCCTCTGTAATCGGTGGCGGCTCGTCCGTCTCTTGGGGTCCAAGAGGGCGAGGAGCAGCTGCGCCACCCATCGCCTCGTTTTGTTTCAGAATGTCCGTCATGGTGAGCACAGTGCTCTCCGGGTCGTCGCCTTTTGAGGACGGTGTTTCAATAACCGGGGCATCCTCTTCGGACGGCTCTGGCGCCGTTTGCTGCTTCGCCAACTCGTTAACGTTTACTTGTTGGATATGTACTTCAAACGGTTCAGCACAAACCTCCACGTCGGCGTCTTCGATTCGATAGCCTAAGGCGCTGCTTAGGATACGTATCAAATCAGCTCTTTCTAGGGTTACTTTCATCAGGTCCTCCTATATCATTTCAGCACGCGCAACGGTGCGTTCCGCTTCGGTACTGAGTACGCACTTTGGAGCCCAGGGCTCTATATTATTACCGCGACAATCAGAATATTTCGCACACAGCGTACATCGGATACGTCGCGTTAAGAGTTTCGCGATGTCGTCCTTGTTTTGTAGCGCGTTTAATTGCTGCACCTCAAGCGTTTTTTCCGCACAAAGGTCGTAAACGACTGTTTTCTTGTCCTGCCCGATACGGCGATTACGTCCTAGGGATTGAATACGGTCATCCAGAGACCAGCTACGACTGTAGTAGATTGCGTACTTTGCAGCATTTAGCGTAATAGTGATGCCGGTGCTTATCTGTGCCAGGTAGACCGCGCAGGATGCGTCTGTATTAAATTGTTTGGCCAGCGCTCGGATATTCTTGGTCGTCTTGCCGTCAACGCGCACATAGCCCCAACCACGTCGTTTCAGCATTTTTTCGATAACGTCGAGCTCCTCTTCGAAAACAGCCCAGATAATAACCTTGTCGGACTGTACGATGTCTTCCACCTTATCCTCCAGGTACTTCAACTTTGGGTTGTCAGCGTACGTGAGCGCCTTCCGTGTCACCATGTTTTTAGCTGCGGGGTTAGTGCATTTCTTAGTCCCGGGAGTGACTCCCTCGGAGACGCATGTGTACACGTGGTCGCATGTGTCGCAGATATCGTCATTCTCTGGAACGTAGACAAATCCACTACATAGTTGCAGCAGCTTCATGAGTCGCACAGCACCGTTGGCTAGTTCTAGGGGGTCCTCATTGGGCCGCTCTATTGCCCATTGATTTACAATGTAATTGTAGTCCTTGCGTTGGGAGTTTGTCAGTGGAAAATGGATAGGTTCAAAACGCCTGGGGGGGATGTCCACGCAGTCATCCAGCTTCTTCTCACTGGAAACACTGGCGATGCGCGCATTCAGGATATGGATTTTCTTGTACCCCACAACCAGGTGTGGATTTCCCCGCGCTGTAACGATGTACTCTTGTCCGAATGTTCGGCTGTCCTCTGGCATGAAATAGGGTGCGAGGAAGCGTCCTTGCGGATACAAATCCCAAGGATTGCCTTGCGATAACGTCGCGGTAAGCAAATACCTTCGTGTAGCAGGCTTGGACAACTCCAGGCATATTTTCGTTCTCTGACTCTTTCGATTTTTTAGTCTGTGTGATTCATCGGCCGTGATGGTGTCGTAGGGAAAATCGATAAGCCATTGGGGTTTATTATGTATACGTTCTGAGACCTCCTTGTTGATGTCGGCAGGTTTGCGTCCACCCACCCAATCCGCAGCTAATCGGGATTGGACCTCCGAGTCGTTAATGCGTTTTAAAATGCGTAGCACTCCCTGATGCGGTACGCGGTGTGTCGCCGCCTTGAATACGGAACGTGTTTTCTGGTGTAATTTTGGAATACCGTGACGCTTAGCAAAATCAAAAGTAACGACCATTACGTCGGCTTCGAGCGCCTCGCTTATTCGCCGTAGCTTTCGTTCCCTGCTGTATCCTTTTAGCGCCACCGCTTTGAGTGTTTTGTCTGTGTACCACTCACACTCGTCTACCCAGTTGTCTAAGGCCACCAATGGACACAGCACAAGCATTTTACAATGTAATTGCTGCGCTGCGTCTATTACGGGTTTGGTTTTACCTGTTCCCGTGTCCCACTGGAGTATCCACCGATAATTGTAAAGTAGCTCAGCGGTACCGACGAGCTGATGGTCGTAGCTCTTTAACGGCAGCGTTTTTTCCCGCATATGCTGCAACCACTCGTCTTGTGTCTTCTGGGATTTCAACCAGTTCGTGACCTCATCAGTTAATGTGGCGTGTTTATAGACTTTTGGTAGGTCATGTAGTACGTTTTGAACGAAGGGAGGGAACGCGGGAAAAACCCAACGGTTCTGTTTTTTCTGTAAAGTAGCTCCGTAAACACGCGACCCTTGAGACCAGGTACCAGCAACGGTAAGCACAGGAGTTCCATTTATTTTAGCGAATTCAATTTCCATGTTATCCCTCCTGTACTATTATTTTGGTTGGACCGAACGGTTAAGGAGTAACTGATGAGTACGAACACTTACGGGATAATTGACCCGTCTACGATGGTTCAGCGGAGAAATGTCCAATCGCATCCTAATCCCTACTACAACTACACACAGGTCTTTACTCCCCGTAGACTCAAAGAGCTCTTCAAGTGGTGTGAGTTCATCTTCTACAACAGCCCGCACATCTTTTCAGCGCTACGAAAATTCGGTGAATACCCTATCACCACCCTTACCTACGATACCACAAATGAATCGCTGAAAAATAAACACCAGTACCTTTTGGAAAAAGTCCTGAAAGCGCGGGAACTACTTATCATGGCTACCCTCGATAAGTACGTTTATGGAAACGCTCTTTTATCCATGTACCAACCTTTCATCCGCTATTTGAAATGTCCTAAGTGCAAAACACAGACGAATATTAAGAATCTGGATTACTCCGTTAATATGCGGGCGTTGCGTTTTTCGTACAAGTGCGAGAACTGTCATGCCCAGGTTAACGTCGGCGAAGAGGCGATTATAGACCGTAAAGTCATGTTGAGTCGGAAAGTCAACTTCATCCGCTGGGACCCCAAGATGATTGATATCGACCACAACGACATTACGGGGGAGTCAACGTACTACTTCACGATTCCACCGTCCTTGATTCAGCGCATTAACGCCGGACACAAGAGCCTGATTGACACATTGCCGTTAGGGTTCCTGAAAGCGGTGAAGGCCAACAAAAAATTCCGGTTTACGGACAACGCCATCTTCCACATGAAGATGTCTGGACCGGCAGGAATCAATCCTCAGTGGGGCCTCCCGCCGTTACTGTCTGTCTTGCAGCTATTCCACTACACGGCGATTCTGCGTAAAGCCAACGAGGCTATCGCGCTGGACCATCTGACGCCTTTCAGAGTTATTCATCCAGCCCAGGCGTCGGCGCAGGCCGACCCGACAGTACAGATAAGCCTCCAGAAGTGGCAGGAAAGCGTCCAGTACAATATGAAGCAGTGGCGGCTTGACCCCCTGCATATCATGTTTGCCCCTATTCCTATGGGCATGACTCAAGTCGGCGGCCAGGGCCGCGCGCTTCTCACGCTGGGCGAGGTGCAGGAGGCGGAAAAGAATATCGTGTCTGCTCTGGGTGTACCCATCGAGTTCATTTACGGTGGACTCACCGGAAAGGGCATGGAAGCCACCCTGCGGCTCATCGAGAATCAACTGGAAACACACATCAATGACCTCTTGGACTTGTTGCAGTGGGTTGATGACCGATGTGCCAAATTCCTCGGATGGGACACCATCCCCGTTGGAATGACCAAGTTCCGCATGATTGATGACCAGATGACCAAGCAGGTCATTTTCAATATGTGGATGGCAGGTCAGCAGGGGGGAGGCCCGCAGGTAATTTCGGACAGCACGATGGCGGAGATGTACGAGATAGACCTCAACAAAGAGAAGGACAAAATCAAGCAGGAAACGCTGGACCGTGTACGGGACCAGCAGACGCTGGAGCAGGAAATCAACGATATCCAGAACAGCATGGCTCGCCAGGTGCAAATGGAAGCTCAGCGAGGTGGTGCACAGGGCTACAATCAACAGCAGGTTATCGCAGAAGCTGACCAGATTGTAGCACAGTTGCTTTCCCTCGATGAAGGCACTCGGAAGAGCCAACTACATCAGCTCCAGATGGAAGATATGGTGATGTACTCGGTTGTTATTCAGCGTCTTGAGCAACAACAAACAACCATGACCCAGCAGGCTAAGAGCCAGATGGGCCAGATGGGAGCGTAGTATGAAAGGTGACCAATCCGGATTTAACTATTCCGAGCTGGCACAGAAAGCCCGCACACTTCCTGATACTAAGGAAGGCGCCCCAAGTAATGTAGTAGAGCTTGCGCCAGTTTTTAAGCCCCCCAAGAATGCCGACAGCCCGTACATAGAGACGGACGTTCCGGACGACAAACCGGCGTTGCAAATGCACTACCTGTCGTTCACGAAGGTTTTCGTTCTGTGGCGTCCGTGGGAGAAGTGTAAGCGGTGCATCACGGCCATCGACCAAGGCACGGTTACACTACCCGAGCAAAGCGATTACTCCTGCCCGCACACACAGAAAGTAGCGTACAAAGAGATTATTGACCGGGGACTCAAAGGGAATGCTGTTTTAACCGCCAAAGAGCCGTTCAATCTTCCGAACGGTACGCGCTGTGTTCACGTCGAATGGATGGAGCCGGACCCGGAACAGAAAAAGAAGATTGAAAAAGAGATGGAAGAGCGAAAGAAAAATCGGGTCTATCCGCCTGATGTCGCCGGGTTTATGGCTGGAAAAAAATAGCCTCCCCTCGAAAAGAGAGGAGGCTGGGCGGGTCATCTCCTACCGCACCGTACCTTGCCCGGCTTGAACAACCCTAAATTTCGTATCCGCATAGTACCTCCTCTCGGTGTTGTAAGAATGATGAAAAACCCACATTCTCCACATTCTTATACCAAGAGAGTCCTTACATATTGTATAGTCCTAACGTATACTTGAGACATGGCTGGAGGGTATTAAGATGCCGGAAGAGCTATTCCCGATTATGACGAGCGCCGATGAGCGCCGAAAAATGATACGACAGAAGGTGCTGGAAGGTCTTGGAGAGTCCTTCCCTATCAGTTCCCGAAACAAGACGTTGGAGCTGAAGAACCTCAAAATCCAGGAAAAAGATTTTTCGTCGAACGACCAGAAGACGGCCATTTTGCGTGGAGACACGCTGTCCGAGGTTGTAAAGGGTACCATCCGGATGCGAGACAAGGACGGTAAGGTTCTGGACGAAGTGTCCAACTTCACCGTGGCGCGTGTGCCCTGGTACACACCCCGACATACCGTAATCGTTGGGGGTAATGAGTACTCTATTGCAAACCAAGTCCGACCGAAACCTGGTGTCTATGCACGCAAGCGCGCAAACGGGATTCTCGAAGCCAGCTTCAACCTGAAGGGCGGCACGAACTTCAACGTGAGTATGGACCCTGCCAAGGGCGAGCCTCAAATGGAGTACGGTGCGAGCAAGATTCCGCTTTATCCTGTTTTGAGAAAGGCCGGGCTGAGTCATGATAAAATATCACGCGTGTGGGGCAAGAAGCTCGCGGATAAGAATGCCGAAAAGCTTCTTCCGAAAACAGACAGAACAGTAGACAAGCTCTATAAGAAAGTAGTTCCCACCTACTACCAGAAACCCGATGCCCCCACGGACGCAAAAGTGTCAGATGTCTTCCGTCGATACACAAGCGCACAGATGGACCCCGAAGTGAATAAGCGCACATTAGGGCGCCCCTACGCCAACGTCACTCCGGATAGTCTTTTAGACGCATCGGGGAAGGTCCTGCAGATTTTTAAAAATCCGGAAGCTGTCGATGACCGGGATAACCTGGACTTCAAGGCTCTCAATTCCGCTGATGACTTTTTCAAAGAGGTCATTACGTTGAATGCTCGGGACATAGCTCGGAAGACGGCCATTAAGATGGAGGGTACGCCATCGCTCCGTAAAGCGCTTCCTTCAGGCCCCTTCACCGCAGGGCTCATCAAGTTCATCAATACGTCCCAGTTGGTCGCAGTTCCTACCCAAACGAACCCTATGGAGCTCGTGGACTCCGCGACGCGTGTGACTTCTCTGGGGGAAGGTGGAATAAAGACGGACCGCGCAATTCCCATGGAGGCACGACAGGTTCACGTAACGCAGATAGGTGCGCTGGACCCCTTCAGGACCCCTGAGTCGTTTCGTGCGGGTGTCGATATCCGCGCCGCATTGGAAGTTCGTAAGGATAAAAAGGGCAACATTTATGTCCCAGTGCGGGATGTTAAATCCAACCGGAATAAGTTTGTTCGTGCCGGCGAGATGAAGGAATCGGTGGTTGCATTTCCGGGTCAGAAGTTGTCTGGGACCGTGGACGCTCTCGTTGACGGCTCTCTGCGTCAGGTCCCCGCATCGCGAGTACAGTACCAGATTCCACACCCCTCGTTTATGTACAGCCCAACAACCAATTTGGTACCTTTTATCGAGTCCATGCAGGGCAACCGTACCGTGATGGGCTCTAAGATGCAGGTGCAGGCGTTGTCCCTGGTAGACCGAGAAGCGCCCCTCGTTCAGGTGGAGGCCCCCGACGGTAAGTCCTTCGAACACCATATGGCGGGTCTTATTAACCCTAGTGCTCCGGCCAGTGGAACTGTTGCGAAGGTGGACGCAGACTACATTTATCTCAAGCCGGATAAAGTGAAGACCGCAGCGCCGAAGACGTATGTGAAAATACCTTATGAGCAGAACTTCCCACTGGCTGCGAAGACGATGCTTCATCACGATGTAAAAGTGAAGAAAGGTGATTCTGTACGTAAGGGACAACAGTTGGCGGAATCAAACTTTACCCGGAACGGTACTCTGGCCTTGGGCAAAAATCTCAGTGTAGCCTATATGCCGTACTACGGCGCCAACTCGAATGACGCCGTGGTTATCAGTGAGGGTGCGGCCAATAAACTCACGTCCGAGCGTATGTATACTATGGTGGTACCCCGAGACGCGGACCTGACCTTCAATAAGAAACGCCACAACGTTTATTTTGGCCAGAACTACACCAAGAAGGACTACGACACGCTGGACTCCGAGGGCATTCTCAAGCCCGGCCAGAAAGTTCTTCCGGGTAACCCTGTAGTTTTAGGGCTGCGAAAGGCACCCCTGACATCCGACGACATTCTACTGGGCCGGTTGCATAAATCACTTGCTCGTCCATATCGTGAAAACGCCAAGACTTGGGACCACGACTATGAAGGCGAGGTGGTCGATGTTGTAAAGACCCCTAAACGGATTGCACTAACTATCAAAACGAAGGAGCCGATGGGCCTCGGAGATAAGCTGGCGGGACGCTATGGGAATAAGGGCGTCGTTTCCCGAATCGTCCCTGATGACCAGATGATTCAGGACGAATCCGGTAAGCCCATCGACGTGATAATGACGTCTGCAGGGGTCGTTTCGCGTGTAAATCCCTCGCAGATTATTGAGACAGCTGTCGGGAAAGTGGCTGAAAAAACCAAGAAGCCTATTTTGGTCCCCAATCTATCCGGCCGCAACAATGTGAAGTGGGCCAAAGAGCTACTCAAGAAGCACAAACTCAAAGATAAAGAAACAGTCTATGACCCCATTTCCGGGAAGCAGATTCCTAAAGTGTTCGTTGGCCGCCAGTATATCTTGAAGCTGATGAAGTCCACCGACACGAACTACAGTGCTCGTGGTTTAGGTAATTACGATGTAAATCAGCAACCTACCAAGGGCGGCGTTCAGAGTGCAAAAGCGCTGGGCAAGATGGAGTTCGACGCGTTGGTAGCCCACAATGCCCGGAACATTCTGCGAGAGGCGTCCACAATCAAGAGCCAGAAGAATGACGAGTACTGGCGAGCGGTTCAGCTAGGTTACCCTACGCCGCCCCCGAAAACGACCTTCGCATATGACAAGTTTTTGAACATGCTGACCGGTGCCGGCACCAAAGTACATCGCGATAACAACCGGCTGTCTCTAGCGCCGCTGACTGACGATGATGTGAAAAAAATGTCGTCCGGTGAAGTGCGCGATGCCAAACTGATTAAGGCAAAAGGGCTTCAGCCGGAGCGTGGTGGCCTATTTGACCCCGCGATTACCGGTGGTTTGACGGGGACGAAGTGGTCTCATGTGACGTTGGCCGAGCCTATCGTGAACCCGACGTTTCGTGAACCGGTTAGGCGCCTCCTGAATATGACCAACCCCCAGTTGGACGACGCGCTTACAGAAAAAGGGGGGCGGTATATCAAGAGTCAGTTGGCCAAAATCGATTTGGACCGAAAAGAGAAAGACCTTTTGAAGCGGATGAAGGGTCGCACGGCGGCCAATCTTGACAACGATGTTAAACAGGTGAAGTACATTCGTGCGCTCAAAAAACAGGGTCTCACGCCTGACAAAGCATACGTGGTATCTAAGGTACCTATTCTGCCTCCTGTTTTTCGTCCAGTTCTACCAGGTAGGGGTGGGCAGGAAATCATTTACGGAGACATCAACCCGCTTTACCGCGACTTGGTCTACGTGAACAACCAGATGAAAGATGTGAAGAAGTCCAAGTTGATTCCAGAGGAAGAGAAGCGATTACGCCCTACTCTGAACCAGGCCGTTGGTGCTGTGTACGGTGTGAATGACCCTGTTACCGCTAAGTCCAAGGCCCGAGGGCATAAGGGATTCTTGACATATATCTCTGGAACCAACACCCCGAAGACTGGGTATTTCCATTCCAAAATCATGAAGCGGTCTCAGGATATGGCGGGGCGTGGAACCATCATTCCTGATAGCACGCTGGGGATGGACGAAGTAGGTATCCCCGAGGATATGCTGTGGTCCATGTACGACAAACACCTCGTGAAACGCCTCGTGCAGAACGGCCATACGGCACTCTCAGCGAATGAGATGGTTAAGGAGAAGCACCCTGCAGCGCGGGAAATTCTCATGAATGAAACAACGAGTCGGCCTGTGCTTATCAATCGAGCGCCTACGCTCCATCGTTACAATATGGTTGCAGCGTACCCAAAGGTTGTTCCGGGCAAAACCATCCGGGTGAATCCATTCGTGGAAGAGGGGATGAATGCGGACTACGACGGCGATACGATGATGGTGCATGTCCCATCGGGCATCAAAGCGGTGGAGGAGGCGCGAGGACTCACTCTCTCGAACATGCTGTACAGCGATAAGTCTAAAAAAGACCTCCTTGTTTTCCCACAACATGAAGCTATTATGGGTGTAGCGCACGCCTCTCAATCGGATAAACGCAATACCCCCAAAGTCTTCAAGACGGAGGGGGACGCTATGAAAGCATACAAGGCTGGAAAGATTGGCCTAGGGACTCGTGTGCAAATAGGGAAGTAGTGCCGTTATCCAAGCACGATATATCTGAGTACTACTCAGACTCCAAGGTTCGAGACGCTATTCTCCAGCAGGTGAGAAATCGACCAGTGCTCACGTTTATATCTCCCCCTAAAGGAGCCATAATCGCGCGAAGATTTGAAGCACCAGGAAAACCGATACACATCACACAGGCTAAGCAAGATGCCGATTCACGGAAGGACTTAGCGTACTACACGGATAGACGTTACTCTGAATTCCATCCCGTTATCGGGAAGAAAACGAATCAGCTCTGGGTCGATATCGACCCGGGCTCGCAAAAATCTACGGAGGATTTGAAACCTCTCGTTTCAGACGTTGCAGATGTAGTCGAGAAGATGCCCGCAGTGAGGGATGTGCAAATTGCGTATTCAGGAGGCCGTGGATTCTACGTTCGTGGCATGCTGGACCGTGAGCGGTACACGAATGCTGTTCGTAAAATGCTCAACAGAAGGCTGAAGCAGGAACTACGGCAAAAGGGGGTGGTGTTCAAACCCCCTAAAAAGAATCAAGTGCGGTTAGACACTTCGACACTGCACGACAAAGGGTCGATTCGGGCACTACACTCGATTAACGCGGAGACAGGGCGTGTTTCGGTGCCGTTGAGCCGAGAAGAACTTTTTCATTTCGACCCTGAGACAACATCGGTGAGGCATATCCTGGGTCAGTCAGAAGGCGCGCCAGGGATACCGAAGTCAAAACGTATTCACCCCCTCCCAGACAAGGCCAAAGAGCCTAAATGGACAATGTCTGTCCAGGAACACGAGGCGCAGCGAGCCGGTAAGCATTGGGATTTTCGGCTTGTGGACCCCCATACCGGATTTGCCCATTCTTGGGCGGTCCCTAAGGCGCAGTTCCCTGGAACGCGACCGGTTCTAGCAATACAGACTCCGACGCATACTTCGAACTATGCGCTGAATTTCGGTAAAGATAAGCCGCAGAAGATACAAGAGGGGTACGGTGCGGGGACAGTTAAAATTAAACATCAGGCACCTGTTAATGTAGTACAATCTAGTAAGGACAAACTTAAGTTCGAACGAACTGACACATCAGAGATGTTGACGTTGTTTCGGACGAAAGATAATAAGTGGTTGTTGAAGAAAGGGAGCACGATGCATCCTCTACGTAACTTGGGTTACTGTTCTGCCTTGGAGAAGTTGGGCTTAGCGAAAACGGTTATGACGGACCCATCCCCTACTGAAGCCCAGCAGCCACTAGAAGTGAACGATGAGGAGTTGCCGGCAGGAGAGTTGGCCAGCATCCTGGCCAAGATGGATACACCTGTTCAGGCGAATCCCCGGAACGACAACGCGCTGACAACAGACTCCAAGCTGAACCGCGAAACGACGTGGGACAGTCCCCGGGATATTCCGAGCCATTTTATGACAGGTGCGACTACCCCTATGCCAGGAGCTTTTTGATGGCTGAAACTACCACGTTTGGCCGTTACCTTCTAAATCAGCAGTTGCCTACCGGCTACAAAGTGAAGGGCGCCGTCTCCAAGAAAGAGCTCAAAGGTTTGATGAACTCTCTGGCGCGTGAGGCCCCCAGTGTCTACGTTGATACAATAACGAAGCTCAAACGCAAGGGCGATGAGTTAGCCACTACGGAAGGGCTATCCGTCGGACTGGACGATATTGAGCCTCGGTATACCGAGCGCAACAAGATTGTTGCGCCTTTGCAGCGCCAGTTTAGAGCTACAACGTCGGACAAGAAGAAGAGTGACCTGGCGGTGCAGATGCAAACTCGCCTGACGGACCTCGCTATGCGCCATCCTGGAGCGATGACCTTACAAGTTAAAAGTGGTGCTCGGGGCAACCCTACGCAGTACACCAATACGGTGGGTGGTGTCGGGTATGCCCGGGACCCTAAGGGCGGTGCTTATCCCTGGCTCATTACGAAGTCCTATGCAGAGGGATTATCGGCGGCTGATTACTGGGCTACAACGAACCAATCCATGATGGACGTCATCAAGACGTTTACCGCTATCTCGGAGCCTGGTGAGCTCTCCAAGAAGATGATTAACAGCATGTCGGACTTGGTTATCACAGAAGATGATTGTGGCACCCATAACGGCATGCTCATGACTGCAACGAGTCCCGATACCGTGGACCGCTATGTGGCGAAAGACGTGGGCCACGTACGCCGGAACACACTAGTGACTCCCGTGAATCAATCCAAGATTGCCCGAGCGCATAAGAAGATTGTCATGCGGTCTCCGATGACATGTGAGGCGGCGGATGGTGTTTGCCGTAAGTGTCAGGGTCTGGATGAGCGAGGACAAGACCACCCTGTGGGAATAAACGTTGGGGTGCGCGCGGCTCAAGCTATGGCGGAACCGCTGACACAGTTCGCGTTGGATGCGAAGCACGGTGGACGAACGCTACAGACCGATAAATTCCAAGTTCACGGTATTGCGGGCCTACGACAGATAACCGAAACACCTCGGCAGTTCGTGAACAAAGCGACACTGGCAGAACGTGACGGTAAAGTCACAAAGATAGAGACCGCGCCTCAAGGTGGTAACTTCATTTTTGTGGACAAGGAAAAGCACTATGTTGCTCCGAATTTGGGGCTCAAAATAAAGCGGGGCGATACCGTAGAGGCCGGAGACATCCTTAGCGAGGGTATCCCAAAGCCTGACGAGGTAGTCAAACACAAAGGGTTAGGCGCCGGCCGTATTTACATGGTAAACACCCTCAAAAAGCTCTACGAAGGGCAGGGCAAAAACCTAGATTCGCGTCACTTTGAGTTGCTTGCAAAGAGCAATATGAACCACGTACGTATATTAGAGGACCCGTCGAATACCTTTATAAAGGGCGATGTGGTCGGATACAACACCCTGCGTACGGACCTCGGAAGACGCGTAAAACAGATTCCTTTGAAAGACGCTATCGGGGAGACACTAGGTAAAGAGTACTACCATTACGCTGCCGGTACGCGAATCACGCCATCCGTCACTAAGTTTTTACGGAAGCAGCGCGTGAAGGACGTGATGATTTCTCCGAGGGCCCCGACCGTGGAGTTTGTCATGAAGCCCCTCACCGGAATTCCGAAGATGCATCCGGATTGGATGGCCCGAATGGCGCACCAGGGCTTGAAGCCGTCTGTTTTGCGCGCGGCACATACAGGCGAAGAGTCTCGGATTCATGGGACACACCCTGTTCCTGCTTACGCTTTTGGCGTAGAATTCGGGAAAGGCGAGAGCGGAAGATATTGAAATGACGCCACAGGACATAGGTAGACGCGCTGCATTTGAGGAACTGGGACTTGTTAAGTCGGCAGCGACTCCGCTTTTCTATAAAGCACCATTGATGAAACGTGTCGGGAAATGGCTCGGGTCGAAAGCGCACAGTATCGCAGAGATGGCGATAGGGTCTCCGAGACGATTTGGACGGGAGCTCATGAGTGGGCGTGCTCTACGTAAGGGCAGCCTTATTCGAGAAAGCCTGGACGCCCCGGACATGTTAAGCAAGGCCTTTTTTTACGGATTACCGGCGTATGAAGCAGGGTCCATTCTTCTGGACAAAGACCCGGATAAGGCGAAGAGAGTCGGTGCATCTCTGGGAGGTGCTGCTCTTGGTCTCGCTACGTGGCGCCCGTTGGGGATGGTGGGGTCTATCGGTGCAGACATAGCAGGTAGAAGTGTCGGGGGTGCCGTCGGGGGTACACTGGGCGGACTAGCTGAACGCGCGGGACTAGCTACACCTAAGCCCGCTCCGCCGCCGCTCCCCGAACACCTTGAGCCCTACTACGGACGTTCCGCATCGAGATTTGTAACTCCGGCGAGGACGGGGAGGACTTTGGGGATGTTGTCGCAATTGCCTGTAGGGGGTTAAGTTGCCAAATTGGGAAAATAGCTCTTGGGTCTCCTGTAAAAGCGCCATATACTTGCGTGTGATATGTTCAGAGCGTGTTACTGACGATTCAGACAAGGAGTAAGCGCATGTCGCGTGAAGATTTAATCAAGAAAGCCTACATCTACGGTGTCGGCGTCGCTTTGGGTGAAGCCGGTTTCGAAAAAGAAGCCGCTGCAGAGTTGGCCATTCGGCTCACGGAAGAGCAGATGGAACCGCCGCAGGCGCAGGAATCGGAAAAGCACGCGGAGTACGACGCGTACATCGAAGGTGCCAGTGTGGCCTTAGTTAACGCGGGCATCGAGAAGGACGCCGCTGTTGCCGCCGCTAAGCAAATGTTGCAGGTTAAGCTGGCTGAAACGTCGACCATTCGTAGAACGGTCAATGAAGGAGTAAAATAATGGGACTCTTTAAACGCGCACACATTCGAGGAATGGTTCACGAACTCACCCGTCAAGGCATCGTTTCGTGGCCGTC